GTTTTTTTAGATTATTTAATACTTTGTTAACCGCATCAACTTCTTTTTTAACAACTTCATTTACTTTTTTATATCCACCGACTTCTGGGTCTTTGTGTCCAACTGCTGAACCACTTGAGAATGCCATTGGTGTGTCGTAATGACCTGTTCCTGTTCCGTCTATACCAGCTGTTGCTGTTGTAGAAGCTTCATCAAGTTCATCATCTTTTTTTAGTTCTTGAACAACTAAATACTTGATAACTTCTTTTAACTTATCTATGTTACTTTTTTTGGACACTCTTTATCTCCTTAATTAATTCATAGTATCTCATCAATGCAACCACGTGTTTATCTTTCACGATTTTTCCTTTTGTAGCGGTGTCTGTGTAGTCAATCGCTTCTGATAATTTAATCTTAGTAATTTTATCATTTACTTTTGGTAGTAATGTTTTTAGAGCTCTTTTGATTTTTACTACTTCATTGTCTATAAATTCTTTTAATGAATTTGTATTAGATACATTATTAATATATTGTTTTAATAAGTTTCTTTGGTTTTCATTAAGAGATTTGTACTTAGAATTAAATTTGTCAACCAATAATTGATAACTTAATAATCTTAAGTCTTTTTCTTGGTTAGCATACTCACTCAAGTTCTGTTTTTTTACTCTTGATTGTTTAGATTGAGTGATATGTTCAGTTATAGTGATTGATGAATCAGTTTTTTGGACTGGCCCAAAGTCTTCTTTACCTACTTCTGTTTGGAAAACACGATATACGGATGCAAGCACCTTAAAATTAGGTATTCTTGTATTAAAGAATTCTTTTATATCATAATTTTCTTTAATTGTTTTAATTAAGTTGTATTTTTCATTTGCCAATCTACGATTTGACAAGTTTCTACGACTTTTGACTACGGCTTCTACTAAAGAAGATGCGTGAGTCAAGTTTTTGTATTTTTTATTCAATAAGATTGAATATAGTTCGTATTCTTTACCTAATTCAGTATTTTTATTAAAGAATTCTTTAAATAATTTAACTGACTTAGGACTTGTTGTATCATTTATCACATCAACTGTTATTTGACGGGATAAAAGTTCATAAAGAATACCTGTATTCTTTATCTTATTATGTTTTACATAAGACATTTGAGCTCCAAAGTATTTTTGTGTATTTTATCAATAATAAATATAAAACTTTTGAGAAATCGGTATTAATTATCTCCGTTTTCTTCCTTATATTCATTATACTCTTTATTCATTTCATCTACTTGGGTAGTTTCTTGTATTATGTCTTTTGACTTTTTACCCATAGTTTTTTTCAAAGCATCATAGTGTGCTAAAGCAAGTGGTCTTCTGTTCTTTTCTTGTTTCCCTAATGGGTCACGGCCTCTTGCTCCACTATCTTTGAAAGGTTTATTCATTTCTTGTGGTCTTCCACCTTGTTCATCTTCTGGTCGTTCATCTTCTTTTTCTTCATCTGGAAATGGGTCAAAGATAGAACCTGCTATGGTGTCGGGTGGTGTTACAGTATCATCTGCACCGATACCAATACTTGCCATATCACTTGGTGTTCCAATTACATCACCTGTCTGCATTGGGTCATTACCTTCCATTTCAATTTGTGAATGTCTGAATTTCTGTTTTTGGTCATTAATAATTTGTGCTTCAATATCAGTTTTTTGTTCTTTTGAGAAATTGAAAACATTATCATATACCCAATCAGTAGGTAAAATCTTATCACTAATCATATCACGAGCTAAACTTACTTTCTGTCCTAACAATTCTATCTTCTCTTGTTCATACATTGTTGAAGGACTTGCTAACTCTAATTCAAAGTTTACTAAGTCTTCATCTGTATATCCTTGTGAATATAGATGAACAACTGCAATCTTTGTTAATTCTGATACTATAATTCTTTGTATTCTTTCTATGGTTCTTGCAAATCTTACATCTTCTGCCGCAAGTGTTGCTTTACCACCGACATTTTCATCAAACCCTAAGAATGCTTTTGGAACTCTTAGTGATGCTAATAGTTTGTTTTTCAAATATTCAATATCTTCTGTTGAATCATAATCAATACCACCCAACTCACTTATTTCAGTTCCACTATCTCCACCACGAACTGGCATAAAGAAGTCTTCTGTTAAGTTTTGCATATTGTATTTTAAATTATACTCACCTGTTTGTTCATCCATAATAGGTGTTTTCTTCATCTTGTTAATAATTCTTTGCATATAATTATCAACTTCTGCTGGTGGTATATTACCAATATCTATTTTGAATACTCGTTTAGAAGGTGCTCTCATAATTCTGTGAATTAACATAGCGTCTTCCATTAAAGTTAATTGTTTCCAAATCTTTCTCGTAGACTCAACCATAGATTTTCCGTAAGGTAAGAAGTTACTATCGTTTGCTAATCTGAAGTGTGCTATTTGGAAGTTTTCAAATTCTATTTTTCCCTGGGGACTTGACTTTTGGCCAAAATACGGATGTGCTCCTTCAATACTTTCTAAGTAGAACTTAGTGTAGTAAGGATTTTCAGGGTCTTCTCCCTCTGCTCTTATGACTTCATAAGGTGACAATGGAACAACATTTGTAATTCCGTATTTTTCACTAATGTCCAAATGTAAAAAGAAGTCACCATACTTAACCATATTACGAACCCAAGGCCATAGATTGAACTCAATGTTCATTATGTCATAAAATAAATTATTTAAAATTTCTTTGATGTTTTCATTGTCTGTTTTAATATCTATGACTTGACCATACTCACCTTTCATAGTTGACTCATCTGAATAAATATCTAATGCAGAAGATATGATTGGGTCTGAATCCATTGATTCATAATCCTTAAACAATGCCAGTCTTGCTGCCATAACTTGATGAACCGTAGAATATCCTGTTCCTACTAAATCTAAATTAGTATGTAGTTTAGAATATCTATCAACAAGATGACTCTTGACTTGTTTTTGTACTTGGTCTGTATCGGCTATCTTTAATTTTTTACCACCGACATTTCTTACGATTACATTTGTACTAAATAATCGTCTCAGTCTTCCAAATAATGTTGTATCTGCCATTTTTTACCTCACTTTATAAGAGCCAGTCTAATGACTCTTTCTCTTTTCCTGTATCCCAATCCCAGCTGTCATTTTTGTTGACATCTTCGTTGGTGTATAAACCCTCATTGTCCATCATACGACTAAGGGTTTTTTTTGTTAATTCCACACCTTGTGTTCGTAATCTTAATGCTGTATCACGAACCCAAAGTCCAATTGCAAACGACATAACTAAATCATCATTGTATCCGTTCATCGCTTGCGCTCTGTTATTTATGTAAACAAAAGTCAATAGTTCATCAATCAAACGATTACTATGGACCACTACACTTTCGTCTCTAAAAAATTCTTCTAACTTACTAATAATTAGTGGTCTGGTCTTAGAAGTCGTTGTAAAACCAGCAACCATTTTCTTTTCTTCACGATAATGTTTATTCGTTATCTGATGTTGAACATCAACATATTGTAAGTCTTTACTTGTATAAAATAGATTAGGATAATCCCTATCTATAATTTGTTGGATTGTTGCCCAACCAATGTTATTATTCTCTACAATTAGTAGAGCGTCATTATATTCTGTTGCTACACTAACCAACATATTTCCAAAATCTTTTGTATTTACACGACCTTTGTATTCTGCCACTTGTGTCATTGTTTCTAATTCAATGATATGAAAAGCAGAGTAGTCTGCACTATCACCTCTACCGACATCTGCACAAACTATATAGTCTTTTGAGTAATCGGCAGGTTCCCAAATCCACATATTGTTATCGATACCTCTCTTTTCCATTGGGTCTTTACAATACTGCTTCCTAAGATTTTCCAATATTACTGCGTCAATCACACCTGTTCCAGATGTTAAGAAGTCACAATCACATTCTTGAGCTGCTGAACTCGGACCAAGTAAAGTATCTTGTTCTTTTCTCCAATCTTCATTTCTGTCTGGGTGTGTAGTCCAATGTAATTTAATTGGATTAAACATACCTCTAGCTTCTTCAGCGTCTATCCAATTTTTATGGAACCAATTACCCACACCATTTGGTGTTGACAATGCAATACAACTACCACCAGTAGTCAATGTGGATTGTGCTGCTGTCCATATGTCATCAATCTTATCAATGAATGCCGCCTCATCTAATATCAATAATGATAGAGCTTC